CTTTGTTTACTTTGATGTCGGTTGCGGTCGCTGTTGCTTCTGCCGATAGAACAGCAATCTTCACAACGTGACAAATGCCGTTGTCGGGTGCGCTCAGTACTGCGCCCTCGTTCAGAAAATCGCCGCCGAGTTCAGAAACCTTGACTGAAACACCGCCGCGAATATCCGCTGTTTTGTGCATGAAGACACGAGGGGTACGTGTGTCTTTCCTGCGTGTTACTGTCATTCCCATTTTTTGAATGATTTTGAGTTAAACATTAGAACGGCTGACCGTCAGCGGGCTTGTTGTCACGGTGTGATATCGCCTCTATCTGCTCTTTTGTCAGTTCGTTCCCTTGACTTGATGAACCGCCGTTCTGTGCGGATGGTCTTCCGAAAACAGCCCCCTTTGCCCGTGTGTCATTGACAATGCCGTCCACCTCGGAAGTGATTTCGCCGACAAGCGTGTTGAACTGTTCATCGGTCAAACCGTCAACAGGGGTACGCTCGTAAGCCTTTCTGAGATTTTCGGGAAGTTTCTCAATGATTGTGGAAAGTTGTTGCTTGCGGGTTGCAGTTGTACGGTCTCCGTCCATTTTGTTCAAACGCTCGGTTATCGTCTTGTTGCTTTCGATAAGAGCCTGTGCCCAAGCCGGAACTTGCTCGCCCCCTGCGGATTGTGTCTGAACGGTTTGCGTTCCTCCCTGCTGACCGCCCTGAGAACCGCCCCCGTTATCAACCTTTTGCCCGTCTTTCAGACCGTATTTGGTTTCATAGGTTTGTACGGCTGTTTGTTGGGCTTCTGTCGCACGGCTGTCGCCGTAGCTTTCAATGATTTCGATAAACTCTTTTGTTACCCCTGCAACGGCAGTTGTAACTTGTTCATCAGTAGTTACAGTCTTGGCGAATTTGTCGGCAATCCTGTTCAATACATTTGCGTTGACCCCCGGAAATTTGGCTTTCAACGCCTCTAAAATCTTTTGTTTCATAACGACTTCTTTGTTTAACTGATAAGTTTACTGCAACAAAGGTATGGTTTATTTCTTAAAGTGATTATAATATACTCATAAAAATAATGCTTTTTTCTTGTTTATCTCGGTTTTTATGCTATAAAATATACTTTTAAGCTGTTTTAAGGTTGTTCATAAAATAATGGAGTTAAATACTACGGAAGTGGAGTTAAGTGGAGTTAAAAATAACCTGCTCAGTTAATTTTTTATCCGAAAAAGTTGATTATTTCCAAAATACTTAACTTATATTTGCAATGTGATTAAGATGTAATCACTTTTAAACCTCAAAAAAACAGAAATATGAAGACGATAAGTTTAGCATACAGCACAAGAGAAATCAACCGAAATTTCAGAATCAAGGTTTCAGGCGTTGACGGCGAGGGCAATAAGGTTCACAAGCTGGTTGGCGTTTCGGGGGCTATCGCTCTTATCGGTGTTGAAATGTTCAATAAACTTTTGAAGCGGGCTTTCAACAGCGTTGAGGACAAATGCGTATGCAAACTCAGGAGAGGTATCAAATTTTCATTTTATATCAAATAATCAGGAGGAAACGATTATGTCAATCAATTTTAGAAAACTGAACCGTCAGGTTCTCCCTTTCAAACCCGAAGCAAAACGAGGATTTATCTTCATCGCCACGGATGAACAAAAGAAAAACGGTCTTTTCAGTATCGCAAAGGTTGGGAGCAAAAGAAGCCTTATGACCATTCTCGTTGATACTATCAATTCCGATGAAGACTTCAAACGCGAATTTTCAATCTGAATAGGAGGGCAGAATTATGAAAGACAACATGCGCAGTATCATCGAAGCAGCTTTTTGGGCTGGTTTTGAACCAAGTTCAGATGACTTGACAGAAGCCGCCTTGTATGAAGAGGCAAAGGAGTATTTAGAAAAATCATTTCAGTATTAACCAAATAAAATTTTCAATTATGGAAGTAATGACAGTGACAAATGAAAAGACCCTGCAACAGGGCTTGAATGATGTTGTAATCAACAAGGTTCAGAGAATGATAGACGGGAAAGCCGTTGGGGTTCAGGCTACAATGGAACGCCTTATCAGCGAGGGGAAGATTGCGCAAGATTATATTGCCCCGATAGGTGTTAACCTGAGACAGAAAGACCACAGCCCTGTGATAACATTCAACGGGGGAGAACGCCTGATGATGAATATGCCTGACGGTCAGTTCTCGCTCCATGATAACGCCATAGGTCAGCTTGCCGATAGAATGGGCGTTCCGCAACGTTATCTCAGACAGCTTGCGCAGGGGGCTGAGTGGGCTAAGAACCTTGCCGCCGAAATTCTGAACGAGCATAGCGGATGGACGGAAAGAAGCCGTGTTCTTGTCAGAACCGTAGGGGAGCAGGTTCGGGGAGTTCTCTCTGACAGCTACCGCCGTTTGAACAGCGTTGAAATCCTGACGGCTTTTGTTCAGGAAGCGAGCAAGCAAGGGGCAGTAATTTCGGACGCTTATATGAACGACACCAAAATTTGGGCAGAAACAATCCTGCCGCAGCCGATTGTCATACCGACAGCGAAGAACGGCGATGTCATCATATTTGCGGGCGCACGGTTCTCAACTTCTGATTACGGGGACGGGGCGGTTGATATGCGGGCGTTTCTCCTGAACGGGGCTTGTCTCAATGGCATGGTTCGTGAAAGTGTGATGAAGCAGGTTCACTTAGGGTCTAAGCTACCTGATAACCTGAAACTATCCAACAGAACGTATGAACTTGACACGAAGACCACCGTTTCAGCGGTCAAAGACCTGACGAAAGGTTTGTTCGGGAAAGATAATCTGATGAAGAAAGCCTACGAGATACAAGGGGCTTCCGAAATTGATGTTGATTTCGAGCATGAATTGAAGAACCTGACAAAGAACGGAAGTCTTCTGAAACAGGAAAGCAAGGAAGTTGAAAAGATTTTGATGCGCAATGACCCCGAAGACGGTGTTCAGGGAGGTTCAACCCTTTGGAAACTCACTCAGGCAATCACGGCTCACGCCCGAGAACTGACCCCAGAAAGAAGCCGTGAATTACATGAGATTTCAGGCTCGCTTCTCAACCGTGTGAAATTACAAGCATAACAACCACGCCCGACAGAGAGCCGTAAAAGCCCTGTGTCGGGCTTAATAACCGAGAGACAACGATGACAGACGAAAAGAAATTTGAGTTCAATGAAGATATTGACAATGATTGTTTAATGACATGGAAGAACGCCCGGACTTTGGGACGTTATAAATCCCTTTGTAATGAACGTGATACGGTTGACGTGAAAAAATACGATTGCTTCTTCGCTTTCGGTAATGAATCATTCGCAAGGGGAATGAAAGGAATACGTCCTTTAAATGAAGGGGAGGAGATTTACAGTTTCGGAGCAGGAGGCTATGGCACAAAGGACGGTATAAAACGCCTGTTCAAGTTTTACGAAGACGTGGAAGCCCGAATAAAGAATGAATGTGACCCGCAGGAGGTTTATTGCTATGAATACAATAACCATGAATGTTGCATTGCCTTTGACGGGGATATAGAAGCTATCAGGCTTATTACCCGGATATGGGGTGTTGAGACGGCGAAAACAATCAAGCGGCGGTCGGCTTTTTATAGGGTTGAAGAACTTTTCAAAAATAATTAATTGAAAAAGTAAGGTTTTCTACGAGATAATATGGGTTTTCTCGTAGAAAACTCTGTTTAATTAGTATTTTCTGCGCAAGAAACCCCTAAAGGAGAGGAAAGAAAAGAATATAGAAAAAAATACTACTGACGTAGTATAAAAAAAGACCCTGACGGGTCAGGCGCACACGCCTATTTTTGGAAGGGTTCGCCTGACACAAGGTTTGGGGCATAAAACAGAAAAAGACTATGGCGAAAGAGCAAAAGACGATTTACCGGGTTCAGTTCAAAGAACCGCCATTGAACGATGACGAAAGAACAGAGTTCTTCTTCACGTCACTTGCGGCGATTTATGATGTCTTCACGGCAGAGCAAATCGGCTGCAAGGTCAACCGCTTGTACAACATCGGTTTGCCTGACGGTACACCGTATGACGGAAAACGTTGTCTGATAACTCGGGAGGCGATTCACAGTAAGATGCAGAAAAAAACGTTCACGGGCTGAGAAATGAAACAAGCCCGAATAAGCCGATTTAAGGCATTATTTTAAGTTGGCTTATAACTTATACAAGATTGACTGCGAAAATTCAACAGCGGGGCTAAAAACGGGTAAATTGGCGGTATTTGTGATTATGATGTAATCATGTTATCCGGTTTATCCGTTTGAGGCTTTCAAAAATAATCTTCGCAAAATTCGTGAAGATAATAGTAAAATGATTATCTTTGCAATGACAGAAGTAAAATCGTTATATAAACCGAATTGTATGATGACAACAATACAAGGGGTTGACCCTAAAATGATTGCTAATAATCTTGAACCTGCGTTTCCCACGCATCCGGGGGTGATTTTGAAAGAAGAAATCGAATACAGGGGGATTTCGCAGTGTAAATTAGCGGAGCAAATGGGAATTGCGTATTCTGCGTTGAATGAGATTTTAAATGGTCGCCGTCCCTTGACGGAGAAAACAGCGTTGTTATTTGAGGCTGCGCTGGGGGTTGAAGCTGAACCATTGTTAAGCTTGCAAACAAGGTTCAATATACGGAAAATGCGTGAAGATGTTTTGTTTCAAGAACGTTTGAACAGCATACGAGTAGTGTATCATGTTAATAAATAAATTTTAAATATTATGGCTGATAAATTGATTTTAAAAGCAGAAGCGAAAGATAATGCGGCTACTGAATACCGCTTTTCTTTGGAATTTTACATCTTTAGGGAAGATGAGAATTATATCGCCTATTGTCCGGCTCTCGACTTATCGACTTGTGCCGAAACTTACAATGATGCGATAAGTTCTTTTTATGAAATGTTTCAACTTCATGTTGAATGTTGTGTTGAAGCTGGAACGCTCCATGATGACTTGTTGGCGCATGGTTGGAAATTCCGCAAAAAGAGCATATTGCCGCCCGCATTTACGGTTCTTATGAAGAAACCCGAGATGAAAAAACTATTGGGAAGTAATTTGAGTTTTGAACGTGTTGTTGCACCCGCAAGAATCCCCGCTTTGGCATGAGAACGTTGGCAAATATCACAATAGCCGAGTTTCGTACTGTTCTTGAACGGCTTGGATTGTCAAAGACCCGGACAAAAGGCGGGCACGAGGCATGGATAAAAGAGGGGATGACACGCCCCGTTATCATTCAGACCCATGTAAATCCTATTCCTGAGTTTATCGTCCGTAACAATCTGAGAAACATCGGTATTTCAAAACAGGAGTTCTTAGATGTTCTTGAACGGCTTTAAATGCGCCCGAATGCCGGGCGATAACTCAGAACGTGAAGACTTACACCAATTTGGAAAGTAAAGCGTTTATACGTCAAATTCGAAGAAAATAACTTAACAGCTCAGAGTATGGAAACAGTTTTTGATTATAACATAACAGACAAAGAACGGGAGAATATCGGAATACCCGATAAGGAGCATTATTTGCTTTTCAATGACGAAGATAGCGCAAATTTGGGGTTAGCCAAGTTGATGCAT